TCTCCAACATCTTCCCATTCAAGATCGCCATGTTTTACACTAATAAGCATAAATGTGCCTGTTTCATTATCATCAGTAATAACATTAATACTTGGTTTAGACATTTTCTCTATGCCATGTATTTTCTCACAAGCATCATGTTTTATAAGCCACTTGCCACTTTGTTTGTGTAGATAGAAGTCATCTTCTTTAGTAAGATTATACTTCTCAGCAAAGATTTCTCTTGGTGATTTTTTTTCATTATCCATATTTCACTCCAAATGTTTTATGTATAGAGTTATACTAATGGAAATATTTTGATAATGCAATAGGAAATATTTTATTAATTCGCCTATATATATGTATATAAATAATATATAATTAAAAACAAAAACAAAGGCAAAGAAATATATATTAATAAATATATATAAAGAAAAAATTCTTTTTTATCATATTTCTTTACCATTGTATATAATTATTTGGAGAAATCAGATGAAAATAAAATTAAACGAAGAATCGCTTGAAAAACTTATTATCGATATGAGGGAAAATGCCAAGAAACTTGGAGAAACTACCAAGAACTTGGATCTTCTGGAAGAAAAAAGAAAAGAATTAATCTATAGAGCCTACTTAGAGGTCGAAAAAGGTACTGAAATGACTAAAAAAGCAATAGCAGGTACAAATCCAAAGGTTGTAGAGATAAATGCTCAAATATCGGCTCTAAAAGGAGATGAGCAAGAACTTAGGTGGCTACTTAGAATCTACAATATCCAAGCTGATCTTTGGAGATCCCTTAATTCCTCAAAAACCCAAGAACACAAAATGTATAATTCTTATTCCTGATCTATATTAGAATATGCTAATACTTGTAAGTTATTGATTTATATATAAAAAATAAAGTTCTTGACAACAATAAAATATTTTGTTATAATAAATTATCCCAACAATTAAGTTGGAATGAGGATATTAATATGAATAAAAAAACATTTGGTATTAAACTGAGAAAGAAAGATGCTTTAGAGTTATATTATGTAATTGATGAAGCAATCTGGTCTTTGGTCTTAGGTCATCATTGTCTTGACAAGTCTAGCAATGATTACAAAGACAAGCTAAAAACATTAGAAACATTGCAAAAGAAACTTATGATCCCATACCTGCAAAGACATCAAGGGTAAAAATAAAAGCAAGAGAAAGAACACCTATAATTAATTTTATAGGTGTTTTTTTTTGCCTAGATTTTAATTTGTTTGTATAACTACCCACAAAAAACAAAAAGAATGTACGAGAAAGCGAATATGAAACACAAAAAAACAGATTGACAACAGATTTCCCATAACTTAACATTAATAAAACTATGGAGAATAATTATGGGAACACAAAAGAATATGCCAGATTTTTTTAAAGAAAAATTTGGATTCGAGACAACAAAAAAAGAGAGATCTAATTATGGAGTGATTCATTCACAATTAATCGAGTTTGATACTGCAAAGGAAAAGATTGATTTTTTAAGAAAAAAGATAAAAGAACATGGTCGTGCAATAAAATGGGCGAAAGACAATAAGTTTTGTTTACCTGGTTATCCTACATATGTATTGATGACTAAATATTTTTTAGAAAGATTGAAGAAATGTATTGTAATAAACGATAAAAAAAGGAGAAAAGAGATGATGAGTGATATTACACAAGAGTTCGTTGAAAAGTCGATCCAAGAAGAAACAGAAACTTTGGTTAGACTAAACAAGGAACTTACCACAAGCCAAAACTTATTGAAGTCTATTGATGATTACATCATGGCTCATAAAGATAGCAACCGAATAAACCAAGATACTAGACTCGCCTTGATTAACATTAAGTCTGATCTCAAATGCGATATTCATGGTTTACAAGAAACAATAGCAAAAATATAGGAGAAAGTAATGGAAAAGCAAAGCCAGGCACAAATGATATTTAATAAACTGTTACAGGGTAAAGAGTTAACAGTTTTAGATATGTCGCAAAGACCAATCTCTACTATGTATGGAGCTAGAAGAATACTAGATTTGAAAGAGTCAGGTGTTCCGATCCAAGATGAATGGGTAGAGTTACCAAACAATAAGAAAGTTAAGAAATACTTTTTAACCGATATGGATATTAAAAGAATTAAAAGGAAGTTAAGTGGCAAAAAAACCAAACAAAGAAACTAGAGAACATTATAAAAAGTTAGTTGAGTTTGGTTGTGTGGTTTGTGAACGAGAATATGGTGTATACTCCACCCCTTGTATACATCATATTACTGGGGCAGGTATGGGTAAAAAAAGTATTCATGCCTTGCCTTTGTGTCATACCCATCATCAGGGATCTGAGGGAATACATCACTTAGGCAACAAAGTTTGGGAACAAAAATATGGTAGTCAAGAAGAACTACTACAATACATAAAGGAGAGGATATGACTTGGGATTACAGGGCAGAATGGAAAAGGAGATTAAACAAGATTATAAAATATCTAAAAGAAAAAGAAGTAAATATTATGAGGGTTGATTCTCACTCTTATACTGTGGATTTGATTTGTTCTTACAACAGAAAGATTACTCTTTTAAAATTAATTACTGATAAAGAAAACCAATATACATTAGAAATGGATATTTTAACTAAAAGATTTAGCCCAAACTACCATGTTATTAGTAATTTAAAACAAGCATTAGAGGTACTCTTGGGAGATGGAACTATTAAAACAAAAGACCCAGCAAAAAGTTTACATAAACATATGGAAAAAATAACTGTAGCTGAAACAACTAAAAAAGATATAGCATTTAATAAATTTATACAATGGAGTAGAACATGATAGAGATAGAAGATAATGTACCAGTTAGAGGTAATAGCAAATATTCTAAATATTTTGATATACTATATAAGATGAAGTCAGGACAAAGTTTCTTGACCGATAGTTATAGAGTAGTTGATGAAGTTAGGCACAAGGCTTGGGAAGAAAAAATCCCTGTATCTTATAGATCAATAAAAGAAACTGGTAAGCCATTAAAGTATCGTATTTGGAGAAAATAATGAAACTAGATTTACTTACCATTTTGCTACCAAAGTCATTAGATATGGGCAGTATTGGGAGTGGCAAGTCGCATGACTCGATAACACCCCAAGAAGTATCTACCATACTATCCTATGCTAATCTTGTTAAAGCCGAGCTCAATATTTTAATGGGAAAGTATTTAGAAGATGAATCAGCAACACATGATTTGATTAAATATGCTGAGTCTTTTCTTAAAAATGAAGATGAACTACCTGATTATTTTATTAAAAAGATAGCACACACAGCAGTTATAGAATTATTTACCGATACTACTTGTTTCTTTTGTAATGGAACAGGACAGGTGGTTTTTCAAGATAGTGTAGATAAGTGCTTACATTGTCATAATGGGATATTCGTGTGGTCGGACTTTTCAAGATCAGCTATCATGGGATTAAAAAAAGGAGTGTATATGAAAATTAAAAAAGATTATAAAGAACTAATAAAACATCTAATAGAGGTAGAGCAATCTGCATTAGAAAAACTGGGGGATTCATGAGTAGAATAAATAAAACCAAAAGAGAATTTTTAAGAGAGAATGAAATCACAGGTATGTTTACAAGAGATCAGATAAAACTTTTAGAAAGACACGATACAGGAGATGATCCTTATAGTAGTGGTGAATATCCTTGGTGTTGTTCTAATGCTTTAAAACTATTTCTTGTAGAAAAAGGAGATGATTACATAAAAAAACAAGAGATGCTTGTAAAGGAAAAAAGAAAAGAATATACCCAAAGGGCTTTTAATAAAATAGTTAGAGAACTAAACACTATAAGCACTATGTCTGATTTAAAAAACTGGGGAAATACTTTTGCTAAAGAATATGTTAGAGATATACCTGAATTTAGAGATGAGCTTGGACAAGAATACAAAAGAAAACTTAGTGAATTAGGTGATACATGAAAAAGAATTACTATTGTTATAGGGCTACAGTTGTATTCTCAGGAGCTGTTGGGGCAACTTCAGAAGAAGAAGCTATTGATAAGGTCGTCAAAGATAGCGAGAGATTGCCTGAAATAGTGTCATTCAAAGCAAGTGAAGTCAAAGTTAGAAAATTACAAAAGAAACCTGAGAAAGGATTGTACCATGATCCAAAGTATGAACTATGAAAATAAATGAAATATATAACGAAGATTGTTTGAAAACATTAAGGAAAATGAAAAATAATTCGGTTGATCTGGTTATTACTTCTCCACCATATAACATGAATTTACGAATAAGAAATGGAAAATATTGCTCAAGACAAATTGTAAAAGAAATTAGCACAAAATATACAGACTTTGATGATAATATGCCTATCGATGAGTATAATAAATTTCATTCAGAAGTACTAAGCGAATTAATAAGAACTAGTAGTTTAATTTTTTATAATATTCAAATTGTAACTGGTAGCAAGAGATCAGTATTTAAAATGATTGGAGAATTTTCGGATTATCTAAAAGATATTATTGTGTGGGATAAAGGAAATGCTCAACCAGCAATACAAAAACAAGTACTCAATAGGAGATCAGAACTAATTCTAGTTTTTGATAAAGACTATCCAATCAGTAGACAATATAGAGAAAAAGGCTGTTTTGATAGAGGAACTATTGATGACATTTGGCAAATTAAAAGAGCAAAAAACAAAGGGGAAGAATATCATGGAGCTACCTTTCCAGAACAACTAGTTGAGAAAATTATTATTAACTTCTCTAAAAAAGGTGATTTAATCTACGATCCTTTCATGGGAACAGGCACTACTGCAGTAGTCGCAACAGCAATGAACAGAAACTTTATTGGCAGCGAGATATGTGAAAAATATATAGAAATAGCAAATAATCGACTTAAAAAGTCTAACTTGTGTATGAACTATGAAAGTCATTGATTTATTTATTGGTGATGATGAGTTATTAAAAATTAATGGCTTTGATGATGCCATAATAGGTGTTGAAGAATCTGCCGAGAAGAAATTAATTTATGATATTGATAAGATTGCTGAAATATTAACAACAAGAGATCAAATGTCATATGAAGATGCCTACGAATATATTTCGTTTAATATTACTTCTGCTTATGTGGGTGAAAAAACTCCAATACTGGTAAAAACAGGAAAATTAGAAGATTTTATTTAAAATCGGATTCCATATGTACCTCAAAAATCCATTTTTATAGGTGTCCATAGGCAACCAGTCATGCCTAATTTACAACACGCTTCTCGGTATCAATTTGCTCGTTAGAATCGACTACTTCTGATTCTTCTTTCATTTCTGCATATCCTTTCATCTTTGGAGCAAAATTAGGAATAGTTTGCATTAAAGTGTTCAATTCAGCTATCAACTCATCATCAGATTTTTGGTTGGTGTTATCTACATTTAGATTAATAGTCTGGCTAGAGAAGTTTCCAAGTTCCAAAATTAACTTAGCTGTATTTAATCTGACAGCATCTTGTTCTGATCTTAATAAATCCTGTAATACTGATATAGCCATACCTGAAGTTGAGGTTATTCTCTCCTCATTCTTTTCTCTTATCTCTTTTGTATATTTCTTTTTAAGATAAGATCCTTGCTGTCTTGGGCTTTTATCTTTAGACCACCCAGCTTTAATGGCAGACTGAGTTGCATTACCAGCAGTATCTCCCTCACAAAAAGCATCTATAAAGGCTTGTTCTTTTTCTTTATCTATTTTCTTAGGCATTTCTTTTCTCCAACCAAGATTGAATTGTGCCTGTTATATCAAAATCAGGCGTGTATGGAATTACTAAATCTTCACGATGTTTAATCCACGATTTATCTAATACTAATGAACCATCAATATCAGTTCCCTCATTATCTCCTGTCATGTGAGATACGATTGTAATTGTTTCATTATTTTCTTCTACAACAAATCCAACAGAAACACATTCAGCTAATTCTGTTTCTAGTTCATTGATATCTGTCCACCCTTGAGTAGGTGTTACAGCATCTTTCCAATGTAATAAAACAAGTTTAGTTGTCATTTTAGTTTCCTTAAAAATGTTAAATATTCTGCTCCTTCCTCGACTTCCCAAAATATCTTAATAAAGTCAGGGTGTGTGTCAGGTAATCTTGTATTAAATACTGCTACTGCACAGGGCGACATCATTTTATTGGGTAGGTTTAACATCTTAGCAAAGTTGTCATATTTTTTATATGAGCCTACTTGTACACAATGCATAACGATTTCAGAATCAGCATCTTTAACTTTCCT